TCAAATCTAACACCCCATCTTTCAGAATAAGTATTACGGTGATAATCATGTTTTTTGTATTTGTAATCTTCCCTTTTATCATTGTCAATTACTTCACCTACTAACTCACCCATTATTCCCTCGTATATTTCATTAGAGTAAACTGACTCGTAACAACCTGAATATAATGAGTATAATTCTTGGCTGAGCTCTAAACCAAGATTATTTAAACAATATTCCAAACAATCGTTGTCATTAATGATTTGTGTTACAATATTATCATCTAATTTAAGTTTTGATTCATCACCTTGTTCTTTTGCTAAATCTTCTATTAGTTCAGGTGTTTTATAACCAATAGATAATTCCCCAAGTTTAAGTAATTCTTCTTTAAGATAATTTTTTATTTCTTGTTGGTAACCTTTTTCTAACTCGTCATAAACATCTCTGTATATGTTGTCGGTTGCGGTGTCGAAATATAAGTCGTGGTCACCATTCAATACGGATTCTATTGCGTTTTTACTCATGTCATTTCTTCCTTCTGAAAAGAAGGATGATAAATCACCGGCTTGTTCTAAATCAAAATAATACTTATCTTCAATTTCAGTTATGTCGGAGAGTTCCTCCTCCATAATTTTATAGACATAGTTTGGGTCTAGTTGTATAAACTGATAGAATAAAATATTTTGATAGTCCAACCAGTCTGAATTGAATGGGTCGATATAATTTAATAAACCATGTTTACTAATCAAATTAAAAAAAGTATCCATACCACCAATGAACTTTTCAATATCTTCGGAGTCAATATCACCAGTTTGGTATTTACCGATAAGATTAATTAACTTTTTTTGAAAAGATGTTAGTTCTGGTTTTTCTTCTTCATTCAATTTCATAATTATAAATATAAAAAAAGGGGAAAAATTCCCCTTTTAGTTTTCTTATGTTGCGGGAAAGATTATTTTCCACATCCGCAACCACCACCGCCGTTGTTTTTCATAGTTTTTAATTTATTAGAGGTTTATTACTTTTTCTTGTTTTTGTTGTAATACTTTTCAATAGTACTTTGAACTGCGTTTCTGATACTTTCAGTTCTTAACTTTTTTACCTGTTCAGGTGTTGCGTTATTTTTTTTACATCCACATCCCATATTGTTAGTATTTTATTATAAATATTTAACACATACTATTTTATAGTAAATAAATGAACTAATTTTAGTATTTATAGTTATAATTTAATATGAGAGTTAATATTGATATATCACAAATCAGAGATGTTGTTAAGATTCTTTTAGAAAATGAAGGTGATAACGAGGTTATTATAACACCTGAACAATACATTAATTATTTGAAGTTCGCTGGATATGATGGTAAGGCGGTTCAGAATATGAAACAATTTAGAGGTAAAAGAATTGTTGTTGACGGAAATTTAGATTTAAGTAGAACAGATGCTAAGAACATAACAAATATTACGGTTAAAGGTTCTTTAGATGTTAGTAACACACAGGTTAATTCACTTGAAGGTGTGGTGACTACCACATACATATCAAAATATGGAACACCTCTTGAAAAAATGCTCATCAAAAGAGAAAGAGAAAAGAAGATAGCGGAACAAGAAACTTTAAGAGCGAATGATGAATGGAATTTAGAAACTTCAACTACGAATATTGCTGAATATGCGAATGTATTGTTTGAATATCTTACTTCTTCGTCAGGTGATTTTGAGGCGAAAGAACCTGGTGATGATGAAAGATTAAAGCAGTTATATGCTGAAAAAGAAGAACGTGAACAAATAGAGATTGAAACAGAGGATAATGAAAACTTATTGGATTTGGAAGCGATAGAGGAAGAAATTGGAGAGCTTGAGAAAAGAATTGATTTGTATAATCTGGTTCATGATTACACATATTACGGAATGAGAGTATTTTATGTTTTGACAAATGATTTGGAAGAAACAAAAGAAAGATGGGCGGTGGGTGATGAGGGAACAACCTACCGAGCGGCTTATGAAAAAGTAGATGAATTGATTGATGAAATAGGAATAAATGGATTTAACACAAGTTTTGTTGAAAATCATTTGGATGAAGAAGAATTAAAAGATTATTTCCGTGAAGGTGAGGAGGATAATGTTAGGGAAAATTTGGAAGATTATTTTGACGAGGATGAATTTGAATATAGTGACCCAAAAGTCCAAGAAAGAATTGATGAAATTAATGCGAGATTGGAAGATTCTGAAATAGACCAAGAAGAATATGATGAGTTAAATGAAGAACTTGATGAATTAAAAGATAGTGATAAAACTGTTCCTGAAGATTTAATTGATGATAAGGTTGAGGATTTATTAGATGATTTAGTTTCTGGTTCAGCAATGTCAGTTATTGAAAATTATGGGTTAAATTTAGCCGACTTCATTAATTTATCGGAGTTCAAAAAAGACGTAATTGACTCTGATGGTATTGGACACACACTTAACTATTACGATGGAACGGAAGATACTATTGAATTTGATGGTGAAACATATTACATTTTACAAATAGAAGGGTAAAATGGAAACAAAACCAAAAAGAAGAAAATCAAAAAAAGATAATCATTTTAAGTTATCAACAGACTGGTTGTTAACAGAACCAGTTGACTACGAACATAAGTATTATATGTTGATGGACTTCTTAAATTTCTGTGACGATAAGATTGAAAAGTTTGAGTTGTATCCGTTATTCAGTGAAATGTCGTTACACCTGGCTAATCTACAGGTCATTTCATCAGAGTTCAAATACATCCAACTTAATAAAAAGTTTCAGGTGATTGATGATGAAATATTAATTAATGAATTAAAGTTTACACCAATACCTAACCTAAATGATAATGAGTTAGAAGAACTCAATAAAATCCTCAAATATGCCGGTCCGAAGTTTTACGAATACTTTAATGTTATTAAGGCTCTTTGGACTTTAACTTATGATTCAGTTTCAATTAAACATGTGAATGAAACATCGGAACAAAACTTGGAGACAGGTTACTTCTTCACATTAAACGGAAACAATAAGAAGATTTGGAAATACGCAACTGGTGGGGTTGATGTTGTTAAACACGATTCCAAGTTTGCAGTTCAATTATTATTTGATGGGGAAAGTAGAAAAGTTATTAAATCAATTTTGAAAGATTTGGGTGAAGATAATAGTTTACCAATCTTTGAGTTGATGTCCACACAAGATTTACCATTCGAAAATACTTTACTACCAATATTCAAAAGAAAGGTTTTAAGTAATATCGTTCAGAAAAAAACGATTGTGAATCTAAAAAAAGATTAGTATATTTGTAATATGGGATTCAACAAAAAGATAGTAGGTGAGTTACAAATACTCGAGATAGAAATGAATCCCGAAAATATAAAATACTATCTTAAAGCTGATAGCATTTTATTTTCGTCCATTGAAGTAGAAACCAAATTCAAAGAATATGAAAAAAAATATAGACCCGTATGAACTTCTATTAAGAAACCTTGAAAAACCACTTCATATCACTTACATTTGTGATAGTATCTTTAGAGTTGGAATTGATGAAACAAGAAAAAGAATCAACCAACTTGTTGAACAAGGATTAATTGAAGAAAGTAAATACGGAAAAGATTATTATGTCAGAACAAAAAGAAATGGTTAATCATCCTTCCCATTACGGGGGAAAGGATAATCCATACGAAGCCATCAAAGTCATCGACGCTTGGGATTTAGATAAAGATTTTTATTTGGGTAACGCTGTGAAATACCTATCACGAGCCGGTAAGAAAGATAACGTCGTTCAGGACTTGAAGAAGGCGGTATGGTATATTGAAAAGAAAATAGAAAAATTACAGAATGATTGAGAATTATATTAACAGAGTCCTGAATGGTGATACTATTGAGGTAATGAGTGAAATGCCTGAAGGATGGGTTGACCTAATAGTTACATCACCACCATATAATGTCGGGATAGCTTATGATGTTCACAACGATGAAATTGTTATGGACGAATATTGGAAGTGGTCTAAAAAATGGTTAACGGAAGCTTACCGTCTACTAAAAGATGATGGAAGAATGGCTATTAACATTCCATATGAAGTAAATGTACAAGACAGAGGTGGTAGAGTATTCTTTGCTTCTGAACTATACCAAGTAATGAAGAAAGTTGGGTTTAAGTTCTATGGTATCGTTGACCTTGAAGAAAACTCACCACATAGAAGTAAGACAACCGCTTGGGGTTCTTGGATGAGTCCATCGGCTCCTTACATCTACAACCCAAAGGAATGTGTGATATTAGCATATAAGAAACATCACATTAAGAAAGTTAAGGGTGAACCACAATGGAAAGGTGAACCATACCTAACTGAAGATGGGAAGAACAAAGTTGCTTACTCTGAGCAAGATAAGAAAGAGTTTATGGAACTGGTGTTTGGACAATGGAAATACTTTGCGGATACCCGTTCATTAACCAAGGCGACCTTCTCCATGGATATTCCTGAAAAGGCAATCAAGATTTTATCTTATAGAAACGATGTGGTATTAGACCCCTTCAACGGTTCAGGAACAAGTTGTGTTGCAGCAGTTGTCCATGACAGACGATGGGTCGGTATTGAATTAAGTGAAAACTATTGTGAAATAGCAAAACAAAGGATACAAAGTTTTGTTGACCAAAAGAA